TACAGATACAGATACAGATACAGGAAGAATACCTCCAGAAGAGGACTTTCTTTAAGAGTCACTAACGCACACACACACGCGAGGCCGACGATGACAACGATGAATTTACGAGACTACCAAGACCAAGCCATCCAGCATGTCAGACGTTCACTGACTGGCGGTAAGAAACGTCCAGTTCTCCAGATGCCGACAGGTGCTGGCAAGACCATTGCCGCCGCCGCTATCGTCAATATGGCGCAGGACAAGGGCAAGAAGGTTTTGTTCTGCGTTCCAGCGATCAGCCTGATTGACCAGACCGTCGAGCGGTTCGAGCAGAACGGCATCTGGGACATTGGCGTGATCCAAGCTATGCACGAGCGGACGGACTATCGCCAGCCTGTGCAGGTTTGCTCGGTCCAGACCCTTCAGAACCGCGTGATACCAAAGGCCGATCTGATCATCATCGACGAGGCGCATGTCACGTTCAAGTTTTACCACGACTGGTTTAACCATCCCGATTGGCGCAATGTGCCTGTGATCGGTCTGACAGCGACACCTTGGGCCAGAGGCATGGGTTTGCTATGGGATGATTTGATCATCGGCACGACCACACAGGAACTGATCAATCAGGGCCACCTGTCCGACTTCAAGGTGATGGCCCCAAGCCACCCTGACCTTGGCGGTGTGAAGACGGTTGCAGGCGATTATGACCAGAAGCAGTTGGGTGTGGCGATGGACAAAGCCCCATTGGTTGCCGATATCGTCTCGACATGGTTGGAGCGGGGGCAGAACCGACCGACCCTGTGCTTTGCGGTCAACCGCGCCCATGCCCAGAATATCGAAAAGAAGTTTCAGGAGGCTGGGGTCAAGACGGCCTATCTCGATGCCTATACCGAACTGGACGAGCGCAAGCGGATTGCTGATGACTTTGCCAGCGGCGCGGTGCAGGTGGTCTGCAACGTGGGCGTTCTGACCACTGGGGTCGATTGGGATGTGCGGTGCGTGATCCTTGCCCGACCGACCAAAAGTGAAATCCTTTACACCCAGATTATCGGTCGGGGGCTTCGGACAGCGCAGGGGAAAGACCATTGCCTGATCCTCGACCATAGCGACACGACCCTGCGGTTGGGATTTGTCACCGATATCCACCACACCACGCTGGATGATGGTAAGCCAAAGAAGAAAGCCGAACCCCGCAAAAAGGAAGAGAAGTTACCCCGCGAATGCAAGGCTTGCACCTACCTGATCCCAGCCAAGGTTTATGCCTGCCCGCATTGCGGCGCAAAGCCCAAGCCGTTTGATCAGGTGGATCATATCGACGGCGAACTAGTCGAGATGGGTCGGGACGGCAAGAAAAAGGCTTCGGCCTACACGATGGACGAGAAGTCAAAATTCTATTGCGAATTGATTGGATACGCTGAGATGCGCGGCTTCAAGAGCGGCTGGGCCTATCACAGCTACAAGGACAAGTTCGGGGTTGCTCCTGCCAATGGCATGGACAAGTTCTCGCTCCCACCATCGCCAGCGACCCTAAGCTGGATCAGACACCGAAACATCGTCAAAGCAAAGAGCCGCATCAAATGACAACGAAACAACACGCAACGAACCGCTGGTCTGAAATCTTCGCCCATTTTGGCATTGGCGGTGACTGGATGAACGGACGGCATTGCCCCTGCCCCGTTTGTGGCGGCAAGGATCGCTTTCGGTATGACAACAAGGGCGGCAACGGAACCTATTGGTGCAACGGTTGCGGCAATGGGGACGGTTTCGATCTGGTGTCCGAATTGTTGGGCATATCGGCGAAAGAAACCTTTGCCCGCATCAACCTGTTTTTGGACATCAAACCGACCTTTGTGCCAAATGATCAGGACCATGCCAACAGAATGATGATTAAACGCATTTGGGAGGCCAGCCAGCGGCCTGTAGAGGGTGGGGCGGTCCATGCCTACCTGAAACACAGAACGGGCTTCCTGTGGCCCTCTAATGCGATCCGTGAATATGTGTCAGATCGGCAGACCATGATGGTGTCAAAAATCATCACGCACGATGACAAGGCGGTGAACGTCCACCTGACCTATCTGAACCCAGACGGAACCAAGCGGGTGGTCGAAGGACAGCCCACCAAGCGGGTGATGGCTGGCAAGTTGCCGGAAGGGTCTGCGATCAGGCTGATGCCTGCGGCAAAGGTGATGGGGATCGCTGAGGGGATTGAAACAGCCCTATCAGCATCGCGGATGTTCGGCGTGCCAGTTTGGTCGGTTATCAACGGCACAATGCTGGCGAAGTGGAGACCGCCAGAGATTGCCGAATACATCATTGTGTTCGGTGACCACGATAAAAATTTCGCGGGGCATGCCAAGGCTTATGCCGCCGCGAATCGTTTGTCTGTTCAGTTTGGTCGTGAAGTGGAGGTCAGAATTCCAGAGGAGGTTGGGGACTGGAATGATGTTTGGTCCACGGATCAAGGCCATTGATCACAGCGGTGCATGCCAAACCAACATAAAGCGGCGCACCTGTCTTGCGCCACTTGTTCAGTGTTGGGCGTGAACATCCAAGCACTTTTGCCAAGAACGAATCAGTCGCGTTGTATTCGCGTTTCACCAATTGATAGAAGTCTTCAAAGTCATCTGCGGTCATGGTCGCCCCACAAAGGTTGTTGGTCCGGTGAAGGACGCATCGAAAAAATACCAGCAAGCGTTGTCCTTGCCCGCCATATCGGAATCCTCGATCCACTTGACCCTGCCAATGGCAACCACCTTGTGGCAGATTTCAAGATAACGGCTGGCCTGACGGGTGTGCATCCAGTCCGCGTCGAACAACAGCCAAGTTGGTTTCAACGATGGCAACCGCTCGATGATCTGATGCAGAACAGGCCGATCCCAAGGCGGGTTCGTGATGCAAAAGTCGGCTTCCCACATGTCTTCGGGCAATGCCCATGATGCGTCACCGACCCTGACGTCAGGGCGACGAGGTTCGACATCGAAAGCCGACACACAGCGCAGATCGGTGTGCCGCTCAATGTGGTCGATCAGGACACCAGCACCAGCGCAGGGTTCGCAGAACGTGCCAGAGCGGGGCAGATGCGGGATTAGCGGCACGAATGCCGCCAATGGTGTAGGGTAGTAATCCAGTTTCTTGCGTTCGAAGTCTGAGCGTTTCCCCATTTCAACCCCTTCACGGTTTGAGGATTTCTTTTTGCTGGCAAAGCCTGTCACTTGCTCCGCTCCTTTAACATTGCATCAGCAACAAGATATGCCAATCGTGCCATATCCTCAGCGGTATATCCTGCAATTCCCGGCAGGACAGTCATTGCAAACTCATCCCGCAAAGTCTTTTTTTGTTTGGCCTGTGCCAGTGACTGTTTCAGTTCTGCAATTTGTTCTTCAGGTGTTTTCATTTCGGCCTCGCTGGTGAATAGACGATTTGAGCGTGAAACTTGCACCAAGGTCGTGCATGGCTGATCGAAGGTTCGCCGCAAGCAATGGTTTCTGCGCCATTGACGGCTCCAATCACAAATTTGCATCTGCTGTTGGTCCAAGCCGGAAAGGCGATGCGGCCTTCACCTGCTGGTTCTGGTATTGGTGATTTCAGTTTCAGCAATTGCGTGACAATTGATGGTTTGCGGATCGGGGCCAAAGATATGGTGTTGGTAGGCTTTGGCGGTGCGGGTGGTTTAGGCGGCTTCTCCATCGTGGATCGGCCTGTATGAACGCCGGACCGATACATCATCCCAATCACCGAATTGCGGGTTCGACCAAAGTGCGCCCCGATCCATCGGCATGACACACCCTTCGCATACATTTCGAAGGCGATCTTTTTGTCTTCCTCAGTCCACGGTGTTTGATAGCGGCCCATCACTTCCCCTCTTTCTTGCGCTTGCTTGCCTTACCACCAGCCCGACCAGCGGCCACCGCCAGATCACGGTTTTGGAAGGCATAGCTGTCCTTCAGGGCGCGACCGCCGCGTTCAGAGATGGCCCTGCGCTTCTCTGGTGACATCGCGGCAAACCCACGGGGCTTCTTGGGAACGGCATCAGAAGCCACAGAAGCGGCCTGTGGCGGCTTTGCTTTTGTTTTGCGGGTGATTGGAACAGACACGGGTAAATCGGTCTCAACGGGGCTTATTTTGATTGCCATGATCGGGAGCCTTATAAATGGTTATGAACTTAGGGCTGGTTTTGAATTGCGGGTTTCTCACCACAACATGAGAGCGACAAAACGGGCGCGAGGCCCGTCTTGCTTTGGTGAACCGCCTGATCAGGTTGATGATCACAGGGTATCAGCCTTTTCCAGTTTCACGGTCGGCTTGACCCGAAGCGATTTGCTGGTGACCAGTTTTGAACGCTTATTGCACCAAGCCTCACCGAACTCTTCCTTGATGCCAGCCTGATCCAAAATCCATTTGGTGGATTCGCCGACTGTTACTGTATAGTGAAGGCCAGACACTTCGGTCAGACCACGCGCCTTGTAACGGTCTTTGGCGGCTTCCAGTTTCTTGGTGATGGCGGCATGCAGGGTGTGCAAGCGGCCCAGTTCGTCGGACAGTTCCCAATCGGTCAGTTCGCTGACATCGGGGGCGGGGATGAAATTCAACATTGTCGTTCTCCGTTGGTTTGGGCTGTTGCCCTGTTGCAGTGATATTGTTATGGCATAGCTTATGTTGATTGTAAAGAGGGCGATGCAAATTATTTTACACCGCCCTGCAAATTATTTTACCAGCCAGATGCATTCTCGTAGCACTCGTCAATGATCGCATCATTGCACTTTTTGAGAACCTCGTAATAAAGCGGCTCACCGTGCTTGATCAGCAGATCAGTATTTTCGCCGTCTTCGTTCCAAAGGCTGGCATGGAGGGTGTGATCTGGTTCCCACTCGCATTCTTTGCCAGTCTCGTCTTCGATGATTTGAAACTGAACATCGAAATAAACATCGATTAGGCCAATGGTGGTTTCGATCTGGTCGTGTTCAAAAGTGAAGGCTTCCATTGTCGTTCTCCGTTGTGTTGGGCATCAGCCCCGTTGCAGTGATACGTTTATGGCATAGCTTAAAACCATTGTCAACAGGGCTGTAAAATATTTTCCAATTATTTTTCGCCGTGGGTTTCGATATGACGCGCCACATCATCCAAATAAGCCTGTCGGACATTGTCGGGCTGGTCCAAGAAGAATGTTTCGATGAACCCGCTGAAGTAGCCGACAATGTAGGCATCAGGGTAAGATGAGTTGCCCAGCATGGCCTTATTGCGGGCGTGGCGCAGGATTGCATTGGTTGATTCGCAGATATCGTTGAAGGTGACTTGCACGGTCATAGTGGTTCTCCGATTAACAGGTGGGGATATTCAGATAGTGGTGGGTAGGGGCCGAAGCCCCTGCCTTTACTGTTTTGGGCGGGCGATGATGGTCTGCTTCACGTCATCGCGTTCGCCGTGTTCCTTGATGGTCGCTTTGACCTTGACGGTGTCGCCTTTAACAGCGAACTGGTCATCAGCGTTGTAGAGGGCTGACGAACCTTTGTAGATCACGATGTTGCCATCAGCATCGCGCAGACCAAAAACATTGGTGATGCCGAACTGGGTCTGGAAGTCAGTCACAAACGAAACGGTCAGTTCGAAGTCGCGGCGTTCGCCGACAGTGCCGATGTGCTGGCTAGCGAGGTTCTGGGCGCGAAACTCAGCCTTGCGCTCCTCACGCTTGGTGATGACGTTGCGGACAGCCTCAGCCTGTTTATCGGTCAGACCACCGAACACCTGAACACTGCACCAGCAGGCATCGATGAACTTAGCGTCTGGGGTTTTGACATGCGGGCCACGAGCGATCTGCGCGTCTGACACGTTGCAGTTGACGAACTCGATCAGCGTATCAGCATCTGCATGCGCGGCCTTGAAGCGGCGTTCACCGCCAATGCGGGTGTTCTCTGCAATGCGGCGGCGGATGGCGGCTTCGTAGCGGGCTTCGTTTTCGATGAAGGACATTGGGTATCTCCGTTTGATTCGTTGTTGTCGATGACCCTTTATGGCATAGCTTAAAGAGATGATCAACCCCTCTTTGCAAATTATTTTACAAAAAAGAAAAGGGGCCGAAGCCCCTGCCCTTATGGTGTGGTGGTCAGGATCGCGTCACGCACCTGACGGTGATCCTTGTAATAATTCTTGGCAGGTTCGACTGCCAGCAGGTCAGCCAGTTTGCGGGCCAGTGCCTGCTTGTCGGGGTCTTCGACGGTCAGGACGCGCAGGGTCTTTGCGCCATCGGTGTCCATCACGCTCCCGCCGATCTTCTGGAACCGTTCGACGATGCCGTCACGGGTGGCCTTGACCACCTTGGCGATGAAGTAAGTGTCATAGCGCACGGTCTTCATTTTGACGCCTGTAAATGATTTGGATTCTTCGACCACGATGATGTCGTTCTTGCGGGCTTTGCTCATTGTCGTTCTCCTCGTTGGTTAGCGGTTCGTGCGGGTCGATACGTTATGCGATGCGCCAAGGGTGTGGCCAGCGTCTGTGAAGGCAACCCAAGTGCAGGTCTCGTCACCTGTGAACCTGATCAGGCCGTGAGCGCACAGGGTCTGCATCTGGTCAAGTTCTCCGTCATCAAAGCCGTCATAAGGGTCAGTCACGCCAGCCCAGTTCTTCGATGCGATTTTCAAAAAGAGGTTTGTCAATTCGGTGTTCATGTCGTTATCCTCGTTTGGGGTGGCTGGGGGCCGAAGCCCCCAGTTGGTTCAATCGCGGGCGATGTTCGGGATGTCGGTTGCTTCCCAGTGAACCTGCCAGAAGGGCTTGGATGCCTTCCGCTCGGCTTCCAGTTTGAACACCGCGTTGATCTGCTTCAGGCTGTAGGTGGTCTCGTTGCGGATGCCGCTTGCGCCGTAGCCCTGCTTGATCAGGCTTGCGATAGTGTCGATGTCGGTCTGCGCGAGGGTGGCGAGAGTGGTGCGGGTTGCGTTGTTCATGGTCGTTCTCCGTTGGTGTGGACCGTGGTCCCGTTGTTGACTTGAACACCCTACGGCATAGCTTATCGGATGTAAACCCCCATTCACAAAGTTTTTTGCTTTTTTTCAAAAAAAGTTGTAGGATGTTTGCAAGTGATTGATTTGGTTCAATAAAACGTCTGGGAAACACATGGCTGATCATATCTTGGCGGTATCAATTGAGGCTGATGGCGATGACCTGCATGCGCTCCTGCATTGGGGAGAGGCGTGGAAACACCTGCCACCTGTCCGCAAGGCGCAGATCATCAGTGCCATCGGTGATTCGATGGAGGACGCTGGGGATGACGTATTGGCTGAGAGCCGTGCCATCCTGATCGGCGATATCGTGGAGCGTGTCGGTCTGTCGCCTGCCGAGGCATTGCTTGCTGTGGAGCGGTTAGAGCAGGTGCTGGAAGGCATGGACGATCTGGATGGGATAGACGGCTGGGGTGAGGACGATGCCTGAGATTGATCGGCCTGTCATCGACATGAAGCTGGACAAGAAACGCTCGACCAAAAAGGTGCGGGTTTACTCTGGCGGTTCTGCGGACAGCACGGCTCAGGACAAGCCAAAGCGCAAGACAGTCCAAAGGCCATCAATGACCGAGGGGATCAAGATCGGCAGACCGTCAACAATGATGTCCCAGGACATGAAGGATGACATCTGCGAACTCATCGCGTCTGGCTCGTCAGTATATGAGATCAGTCGGATGGATGGCATGCCGGACTTCAGGACGATCTTTAAGCACGTTGCGAGGGACGCCGCCTTCGGAGAGCAATACATGCGCGCTCGTGAGAAGCAACAGTTCGCGCTGGCTGACCGTGCGATGGGGATTGCCGCAGGAACCGACCCGCTGTGCTACAGAGAAGGCCCAGAAGGCGTGGAATTGCTTGATGCTGGGGAAAGACGCCTGATCATGGACACCCTGCGCTGGCAGGCCGGAAAACTGGCCGCACGGGTGTTCGGTGACCGTGTGGCGGTGACAGGCCATGACGGTGGCGCGGTGCAGATCGAGGCCACGCGCAAGGTCGATCTGGCCTCATTACCGCCAGACCAATTGGCTCAGTTCGAGGCCATGCTGAAAGCCCTGCCTAAGCCGTCAGAGGACAAGTAAGCTATGCCATACTGGATGAGCGATGCCATGATTAAGCTATGCCGTGGCCCGCAATGGTTTAGCTTATCGTCACTACGGTTTAGCTTATCGGCCTTCTCATGGTTTAGCTTATCCTGTGCTTATGGTTTAGCTTATCGCGTCATCAATAGCTTTGCTTACCGCACCTTGGTCTTCGCTTTGTTTGGCGGCACTATGGTTATGCTTATCGCCACCAGCATTGCCCTGCTCGTCCTGTTCTTGGCGGTGCTGATCGGATGACCGACATCAGCGGCCTCGATCCATCGAACCTCACATACAAGGACATCGACGATCTGCTGTTGGAAGCCGAGCGTCTCCGGCTGGAGCGCGACCTGTATGAGTTCGTCCGAGAGGCGTGGCATGTGGTCGATCCCGCGCAGTTCATCGATAGCTGGGCGATCCAAGCCGTGTGCGATCACCTGATGAGTTGCGTCGATGGCTACATCCCGAACCTGCTGGTGAACATCCCGCCGCGCATGTCGAAGACCACGATCTGCTCGGTGCTGTTCTGCGGGTGGGTCTGGGCGCAACGCGACATCGGCCCGCTCAAGGGTCCGCAGGTCAAGTTTCTGTGCGCCTCGTATGGACTGAACCTCGCGCTCGATGCGGCCCGCAAGACCCGCCTGCTGGTGGAATCGGACTGGTATCAGAAACGGTGGGGCAATCGGTTCAGCCTGCTGGCGGATCAGAACACCATCGCTAAGTTCGGCAATGACAAGGGCGGTCTGCGTGAGTGCGTGTCCACTGGATCGGCGACCACTGGTAAGGGCGGCGCGATCCTGCTGGCTGACGATATCAATAACGTGATGCAGAGCCACTCCGATCTGGTGACAGCAACCGCCAGAGACTGGTGGGATGGCGCGTTCTACAACCGCCTGAACGACCTGCGTCAGGGATACGGTTGCCGCATCGTGATCCAACAGCGAATCAGCCGGAAGGACATCTCCGAGCATCTGATCGAGAACAGCCAAGACGAGTGGACGCACCTGATGCTTCCCATGCGCTATGAGCCGCACCGATCCCCGACCACGGTGCTGGCCCCTGCGTGGGCGACCGACGATGGTGAGCCGATCATCTGGGCCGACCCCCGACAGGCCGAGGGCGAACTGCTTTGGCCTGAGCGGTTCGGCGACAACGAGGTGACCCTGCTGGAGAAGACGATGGGTCCAGCCAAGGCGGCGGGTCAGCTACAGCAAAGCCCTGTCGTTGGCGGTGGGGGCATCATCGAACGCCTGTGGTGGCAACCGTGGGATCGGCCTAAGTTTCCCGACAGCCTTGAGTTCGTTGTGGCCAGCCTTGACTGTGCCTATGGCGCGAGACAGCACGAGGGCGACTTCAGTGCGCTGACCATCTGGGGCGTGTGGCGTGACAGCGGGGAGACCACGGGTGTGGTGACCAGAGACCACCAGTTCGGTCAGATCACGACCCGCATCGAGAAGGCTGGGGTGGAAGCGGATGTGCCGAAGGTCATCATGATGCATGCGTGGCAGGGCCGCGTTCCGATCCACGAACTGGTGACGGTGGTGGCGAAGGAGTGCAAGCAGTTCAAGGTGGACACCCTGCTGATCGAGAACAAGGCCAGCGGCATCAGCGTGGCGCAGGAGATCAGGCGGCTGTATGCACACGAGCAGTGGGGCGTGAGGCTGATCGACCCGCTGGGTGTGGACAAAGTAAGCCGCACCTATGCGATCCAGCATCTGTTCAGCGAGGGGCTTGTGCATGCGCCGGAGGATCGGGTGTGGGCGCAGATGGTGATCACGCAATGTGAAGAATTTCCTAAGGGCAAGCACGATGACTTGCACGACACCGTGACGCAGGCGATGAACTGGCTCCGGCAGACTGGCATGATCCAGCGTGGCGAGGAGCGGACGGCTGAGTTGAGCGAGAAGCAAACATTCCGTGGGAATACGGGCGACACCCCATTGTATCCTGTTTGATTTGCATTTATTGTAAACGGATCAACACAGGAGGATAACGATGCAAGACCCAAAGACCATAGACTTATACGATGCTGGTTTCTCACAAAGGGTTCAAACTTGTTTGAAGAACAATTTTCCTTTTGATTTTAAATTGGCTGACTTTGCTTTGTTGGATGACACAGAGTTGCTCGACTGTCGTAATTTTGGGGTTAAGTCTTTGGCAAACTTCAAAGAAGTCCTTGTCGGGCATGGGTTTGTTTTCAATGGTTATCGGTATGTCTGGCAACCTCCAACAGATTTGGCGTAAACCCGTTGTCAGGAGGATGACTGATGGACATTGTTGAAAAGTTGCGGTTTCACGTCACAGGCAGATATGACATTGATGCGGCGGCTGATGAGATCGAACGGTTGCGGGCCACTGTTGACGATCTTGCCAAAGAAAATTGGCGGTTCCGCAGAGCATTAGAGCGGATTGTGGACCGTGAGGAAGAAATTGATCCGAAATCATATGCTGAACTTGTATTAATGGGGGAGAAAGAGTGATGGAACTTTATGTCTCTATGGATGAATTTGGTCGGTTTTGGGTTCTGGATGAAAATGACCAGCCTTTCCACGGCCCATACGACACCAAAGAAGAAGCCGATGAAGCGGTGCTGGAGGATGATTGATGACGATTTGTTCAATCTGGTTTGACGTTTTTGGGAAATTATAAACCAAATGACAACGGCAATCATCATCATCAAGTTGGAGCATGGCGGCTTTGTGGTAAAAGAGCATGACTTTGCAAACGGGTATCACTCGTTGCTATTTGCTGGCAGTCTTGATGATTGCTTGAATTTCATGAGGAAATGGTGGGCAACAAAATGATGAAGCGGCGATCTTTCCTTGCCATGCTTGGCCTTGGTGCTGGCGCGGCAACGGCTGGTGCGAAGGCGGCAATCCCTGCGGCAGTGGAAGCCGCACCATTGGCGGTTGCTGAAACGGTTGCAACAACAGCGGTGACGGTTCCGACTTACATGGTTCGCATGCCTGTGACGGTGGCTTTGACCAGTGAGCAGATTGAACTGTGCGAACTCTGGGGGATGTCAGCAGAGAAATACGCAAAGAACCTGCTTGATCTGAAAAACGAAGGCAAAATCACGGGCAACGTCGATGCCGATCTTGACTTTGAGTCCACGCGCAGATTGGCTGATGAATGGACTGCGAAGGTGAAGGCCATGTCAAAAAAGCAAAGACTGAGTAATTCGCCTTCATAGTCTTTGGGGGCCGTGGTAAGATACCGCCGAGAGGTGGATCATGGACCCAGTGACTGTATTAGCGGCATGCACCGCTTCCTATAACGCGATCAAGGCTGGCATTGCAGTTGGCAAGGAAATCCAGCACATGGCTGGCGACCTTGCTGGCCTGTGGGACAGCGTTGCCAAGCTGACGCGCATGGCGGCTGAACCTGCCAAGCATGTGAATATCGGATCGTCCCGTGAAAGCTACGAGGCGCGGGCGATTGAACTGTATGCGGCGAAGGCCAAGGCGCACGATATGGCGATGCAGGTGCGGGGCCATTTCATCGCGGCATATGGCATGGATGCGTGGGATCAGGTGCAACGCGCTGTGGCTGAGATGAAGCGGCAGGCGGCACTGGCTGAGGCCGAGCAGAGGCGCAAGCAGGACGAACTATTTGAATTGATCAGCGCGGTTGTCGGTATGGTGTTGATTGGCGGTATTGCGTTCGGGCTGATCTTTGTGGTGCTGTGGGTAGTCACGAATTGAAAAGGGGGCCGAAGCCCCCCAATCACTTACGACAGTTGCAGAGGATCGAAGGCGTCATCGTCATCATCATCTGATTCGGTTTCAGCATCTTCCTCGTCTTCGTCTTCGCCGTCGATGTCCAAATCGATATCTTCGACCTCTTCAATGAGCGACAGGACATAGTCGATCACGTTGTTCATTGCGTCGAGGCGTTCTTCGACGGTCAGTTCCATAAACTCTTCGGTGAACTCGATGACGGTCTCATCGCTCTCATCGATGCCGATAGTGCCAATATCAAATACGGAAGCCATGATACTCTCCAAGGGTTTGGGGGATTGCCAAAAGATCGTATGCGCGAATTATGAATTTCAAAAGACATATTTTCCACGGAAGGCGGGACGTCCACGAATCATCTCAGCGCACTCTGGCGGTAGGACATTGCCGTCATCGTCAAAGCTGAGAAGGACAAAGCCAGCGCAGACGCGAGACGGTGCGCCCTCGGTGTATTCAAAGGCGGCGGACTGTGGGTCGCCCAGCATGCCGCATTCAATGCCGTAGTGAGAGCCATTGCGGTTGCGGACGGCGGTCACCTGCAACTGGTGGGTGTGGGAGGTTACGATGGTGATGCCGCCATGCAGTGCGTTGTTCCATCCGGCATGAATACCTCCACGGAAGCGGTGGCGTATCTCCACCCCGTTTATGGCGGTTGAGTAGCAGAACTGCCAGTCGGGGAAGCGGTCAGACAAACGGCCTGCGTAGTCTTCCAGTTCTGGTGCTTGGTTGGCAAGGTAGTTGTCAACGCGCTGATCGTGGTTGCCCATTGTCCATATGCGGGTTTGAACCTTGGGGAGCATGCGGAGCCACTCACGGGCGGCATCAATCTCGTCACCGATCTTTGGTGCGCGGGAGCCAAGGTGGCGGCTGTGGCGGGATACCTTTGCGCCGTCAAGGATATCGCCATTCAGGACAATGGCATCCGGCTTGACGGACTTGGCAACCTTGCAGAAGGCTTGCCACATCAGGCTCGGCTCTTTGTTCCAGATGTGTGCATCACCGCCAATGAGGACGGTTTTGATTTCCGTTTCTGGAATGATTGTGTTTGGGTATGTCCACGGCTGAAACGTGCCGTCATGCTTTTTGGGTGTCTTGATCAAGTCGGGGAATTGTTGCTCGGCTTGATGAAAGCGGTTCTGGAATGTCGTGCGAGGGATTTGAGCCAAGCGGGCCGCTGAACTGATTGACCCCGCCGCATTCCACTGCCGAATTGTCTCCAGCATCAGTTCTTTGCTGAGTGGTGCAAATGTCATGTGTAATCTCCATGATGACAGCTTGTTTTATCACAAGGTCAAACTATTGTGTAACTGTAATGACAAAACCGAATGGTTTCAATCGTTTACAGGGCTTGCATTCTACACCGTTTGCATTTAATGTAAATACTCGATATACAGGATTTGCGGGGTAGGTTCCTCCACAGCCGCGTCAGCAACGGGTGAGCGCATAGCAACAAGGTTTGGTTCGGTCCCCGCAAGAGGTGTTCAACCGTGAAACCAGATTAGCTGACACCACAACACATATAGGAGTAAATGATGGACAAAAATCTTTTGGGAATTGCTTCACTTAAAATTGAAGGCCAAGCAATGAACACTCATTGCCTTGAAGAATGCCAAGGCATTGCCATGCGAAAAGAAATTGCATGGTTGCGGAGAAGAAACTTCGACTTGCGGGAAGCACTGGAATACATCGCCGACATGTCTGATGGCTGGGAAGAAGACGAGGAATTGAACTTGATGTTTGTCGTTGACAACCATGTCAAAGCCGCTCGTGAAGCATTGGGCGAAGAAGAATGATCATCCAACTTGATCCAACCATACCAATGATCACCCCAAAAGGTTTGGCAAAGGCGCATTTCCTGATTGATTACGGGCAGGAACACCATCTGCTCTGGGTATGCTTCACTGACGCAACAGGCGAGTGTTGGACATGGGCCAACCCGCAAGTCAAATTGCCACCGAATGTATCAATGCTTCAACAACAAGAGAACAAATGATGGCGGCTACCAAAACAGAACATGAAGAGCGCGGCATTCGTCGTGCGGCTATGCTTGAAATGCGGAGGAAGGGAATGTCCTATGCGTCTATCGCAAGGAAGTTCAAAGTTTCCAAAAACACACCACGGATTATACTACTAAAGGTATATAAACAACTTGGTATCGCAGACGCAAAACCAGCAAAGGTAGTCAAATGAACCCTATTATTGCCATTCGTGCCGTCAATATCATTGATCTAGTGCCTGAAAAGGATCAGGACGGCAATGTTGTGATGAAAGAAGTGATCAGCCGCCACCGTTTTGAGTTCAAGCGGGAGGGTTCTGACGCATGGGAAGATGTTGAGATTGTCGAGGAGCGGGCAGATGCTTGATTGCCTTATCATAGGGGACAGCATCGCGGTTGGCACTGCCACATACCGCCGCGATTGCAGTTCAATTGCCAAGGTTGGCATCACCAGCGAACAGTTCAACAGCCGATATAGGGTGATTGACCCAGCCAAAGTCACCGTCATAAGCCTTGGAAACAATGATGGAGAGGCTCGGACCACCAAGATGACGCTTGAGACGTTGCGTGTTCGCCTTGGCGGGGGCAATCGCACTTTTATTTGGGTTGTCCCCTATGGTCCTGCGGGCCAAATCGTGCGTGACATAGCCGAAAAGTATGGCGATGGGGCAATAGAACGGCCTGCAAACAAGCTGGAATGGGATAATATCCACCCGACAGCCGCTGGTTATCAGGAAATCGCAAAGAAATTTGTGGTTTTGCCAGACAAAGAGTGATTTGCGGGTATTCTGCTTTTTGCGCCTTTGATTTCAGGTGATCTTTCGCTTATAGTGGGGGGAAATCTGAATTGAGGGATACCTTATGGCTCTGACCCCCGGCCTCGTTCCAAACATCCGTCTTGTGGATCAAACCCCGCAACCTAAACCCGCTGGCGGTATGGATGTGATCGTTGTCGCAGACGCAGATGGCAAAAGCGACCAGCCCCAGTTTGACCAAAAGGGCAATATTCTTCGCATTGACCACGGCGATGGGTCAATTACGGTATCCTTGGACGGAAAACCGATTGAAGAGGCGGACAAAAAGAAAAACGAAGGCTGGTTTGCCAATCTTGCCGAAGAAATTGATGATAATGAACTTTCCCGCATTGCTGACGATCTAGTTCGTGGGATTGAGGAAGACCTGTCCAGCCGCGAGGAGTGGATACAGGACCGCGCACAGGGTCTGCGCTTGCTGGGCCTCAAGATCGAACTGCCGGGAACTACTGGCGGCACTGATGGTGCGCCGATCGAGGGCATGAGCAAGGTCCGTCACCCGCTGTTGCTGGAAGCCGTGTTGCGTTTTCAGGCCAATGCCCGTTCGGAGCTGTTGCCAACTGATGGCCCCGTGAAGGTGCGCGACGATAGCAACAATCGGAACCCTGAACAGGACAAGCTGGCCGAATCCCTTGAGCGGGACATGAACCACTACCTGACTGCGACCGACAAGGCGTATTACCCAGACACCGACCGCATGTTGTTCATGCTTGGCTTTGGCGGCACGGCGTTCAAAAAGATTTATTTCTGCCCGTTGCGAAACCGCCCTGTGTCGGAAAGCATCGATGCGGATGATTTCATCGTCAACAATCAGGCGACCGATCTGGACAACGCACGGCGCATCACGCACCGCCTGTTCATGCGCCCATCTGTTGTTAAGCGCATGCAGATCATTGGCGCATACCGTGACGTTGAACTGAGCCAGCCAAACCCACGCGAGCCGGATGCCGTTCAGCAGGAAAAGAACGCGCAACAGGGTGTGCAGTTTGATGTGAAGTCGGCTGAGGATCGTGACCGCCAGATTTACGAATGCTATTGCGAACTGGACATCAAAGGTTTCGAGCATGCCATCGATGGCGAGAACAGCGGGCTGGAGGTTCCATACCGTGTCACCATCGACGCATCGTCAAAGAAAATTTTGAGCATTGTTCGCAACTTTGATGAAGATGATTCGGAATTGCCAGAGGCCAAGCGGGTCTTTGTGAAATACTCGTTTGTGCCGGGGCTTGGGTTCTATGATATTGGTTTGCTTCATATCTTGGGTAATACGACTAATGCGCTGACCGCTGGCTGGCGCGAGATGCTGGACGCTGGGATGTATGCCAACTTCCCCGGTTTCCTCTATGCCAAATCGTCGGGCCGTCAGAACAGCAACATCTTCCGTGTGCCTCCCGGCGGCGGGGCGCAGATTGATACGCAGGGCATGCCAATCCAGCAGGCTGTGATGCCGCTCCCCTACAAGGAGCCATCAGGCGCGTTGATGCAGTTGTGCGAGAACATCAGCCAGTATGGCCAGCGTGTCGGTGGAACCGCAGAATTGGCCGTGGGGGAGGGCCGCGCAGATGCCCCTGTAGGCACTACCTTGGCGGTCATTGAACAGGCCCAGAAGGTGCTTAATTCGGTTCACAAGCGTATGCATGCGGCACAGGCTGATGAGTTCCAGCTTCTGGCTGAATGTTTCCGTGAGCATCCCAACAGTTTTTGGCAACGCAACAAGAAGCCAGCCATGCCGTGGGATGAGGCAACCTTTGTTCAGGCATTGGATAATTTCATGCTTGTGCCACAGGCTGATCCAAATACCGCCAGCCACATGCAACGTGTGATGCGTGTGACGGCATTGATCCAATTGGCGCAGATGGCCCCTGACCTCTACAACCTTGAGGAAGTCAACAAAGAAGCCCTCAATACCCTTGGTTGGGGCAGTGCGGAAAACTTGCTGAAAGATCAGGACACGCCTTCGCTTCCACGCCCAGAGGCTATGTTGCAAATGGCACAGGCCAAGGCACTTGAGATTGATTCGCAGTCCAAGATGATGACGGCTCAGGCGAAGGTTGCCGAGACGCAGTTGAAAATGCAGACGGAAGGCAACCAGCAAGACCCAGTTGCAATTGAGCAGAAGCAAACCGAGATGGCTCTGAAGCAGGCTGAGATCGAACAGCGGCGGCAGGATGTGACGCTTGATGCTATCAACCGCAAACGTGATCGTGAGAGCCGTGAGCGTCTGGCAACCTTGCGCCTTGCCGAAGACATGGCAAAGAACCCTGAAGGCCTCGCAATAGCTGACAAATTGATTAAACCTGATATGTTGGATCGTCTGGAGTCAAACGAGCCAGCGTTGCAACCTTCGCCTGACGGTGAAATCAAGTAAGGAACTGCGCTATGGCGGTTTACAAGGGCGATGATGCGGACGAAATCAGTGCAACCAATGCCTACAATCAGGCGTTGCAGACACTCGCCGAATCATCTGTCCCCTTGGCTGGCGGCGGTGATTACGCATCAGTGATCCGCAAGAACTGGCCTGTTGGTCAGATGAAATTTGAGCGCGGGGGTTATTCGGGCAAAGGATTTGTAAAACCTGTTGCTGGTGCGGTTGAAGAGGCTGTCAACGCCGCCAAAAAATTGATGGGTGGCCAGCCAAAACACGAAGAAAATTTGGCACGGTTTATGGAAAATAACCACCCAATGGTCGAACCAACCTTATACCACGGGTCTCCAGAAAAAGGGTTTACCGTTTTCGACAAATCAAAAATAAACCCAAATGACCCAGATGCCCCCTATAATGGATTTTGGTTTAGTTCCAATGAACGGGACGCCTTACGCGCAGGAAAATTTCCTTATGGAAGACCAAATGCTCCTGATGCTGAAGTTCGCCCTTTTCATGTGGCATTGAAAAATCCTGCGCCTGAATCCGTTGTAAAAGGTGCAATTGAGCAATGGGAAAACGGCGATAGGTCCGATACGCTTCAAAACAGTGTAAGAAACATTTTGGCGAACGCCGGGTATGATGGTGTTATTCATGAACCCCCCGTCAAATTTTCCGAAAGTCAGTTGGCGGAGCTGAGTTCTGGGTTGCCTGTCCCTACAGGGAGAGCAAACGGTCAATATCTTAAAAAGACTGATAACGGAACCTACAGTTTATACGACAAAAACATTGGTGAAATCACTGGAGGGTGGGGAAACCCGCATGATTTTGCCAAAATGGAAGGTGGAACGTATGTTGCTTTTGAACCAAACCAAATCAAATCGGCAACAGAAAATCGTGGAACTTTTGATTCATTGAACCCTGATATTACAAAATCAACTGGCGGCAAAATTGGCTATGCCCGTGGGGGCTATGCAACGGAAGGCTATGTAGATGATCAATCTGAAATGGATCAAACGACTCTGGATCAACTGATTAAAGATTCCAAAAATATTATTGCATCCCGCAATGACACAATCACGCCAACAAGAACTGAAGAACCACGCTGGTATGAAGATGTTGGTCAGTATTTGGCAGAAAAAGGCCCACAAACAGGGACTGGTAGGCCAACTCTTGGCGGTGAACGGGTTGCAAAAGGATTTGAAAGGCTTTTGGGAACGTCAGATTTTGTCATTCCACAGAGCGCAACAGACGTTGCCCTTATGGCAATGCCCGGTGGTGGGCCTATCCGCAAAGCAATTGGTGCTGGCACTGTTGCTTTGGATCAAATGATCAATCCTGCTGAGGCTGGGCAGGGAAACAATTTGAAACGCGCTGGTAGTGCAGTTTCAGATGCACTTTCAAAAGCATGGGAAGGCATTCGTGCATATCATGGTTCTCCTCATGATTTTGATCGGTTTGACATCAAAAAAATTAACACTGGTGAAGGCGCACAATCATACGGTCATGGATTATACCTTGCTGAAGCAGAACCTGTAGCGCAAACATACCGTGGCGACCCAGAGGCACGGTATCGGTATTATTCTGGGCATATGAACCCAAAAGAAGAAGCCGCATTTCATTTGGCAACACAACCCGATGCACGAGATATGGATGTCATGATGGGTCTTGCCAAAAAATATGGCCAAAGTATTGATTTTGATGAAGCACAACGCCTTGCCAAAGAGGCAATGAAGGTGCGCGGCCACATGTATGAAGTAAATATCAATGCACACCCAGAACATATGTTAAATTGGGATAAAGATTTAACAGAACAAAACCCTTATGTTCTTGACGCTATCAATAAAATTGTTCCAAAAGATGAACGGCGCATTGGTGGGTTGCGCGAGTTTGTTGGAAACCCTGACGATTATGCTGGAGGTGCAATCATTGACTATTTGCGCGGGGCGTATGGCCCCCAAAAAACAACTGATATGTTGCATGACGCAGGTTTAAAAGGCATTCAATATTTGGACGCAGGTTCTCGGTTGGGTGGAAAACAAACGAGCAATTACGTTATGTTTGATGACAAATTAATCGACATTTTGCGCAAATACGGAATTATCCCTGCCGCATTGGGCGCGAATGAAATGCGTGGGGAAGAAACTCGCGCTGATGGTGGTGCAGTCGATGGCGCATTAAGGCTTGCCCGTGGCGGGTATGCCTATGGCGGTTCGCCTTATGACATCTATAGCGGTATACAGGGCATCCAACCGTTCCAATTCAACCCTGCAATGCCATCAACTGTGGATAATATTCCATCAGGTCAGCAAGGGCCATCGTATATTCCTCCTGTTGCGCCCCCTGTTGCGGCAAACCCTACAGCACCCAAAGTTGAACCAACCGTGTCAACCTATGAAGGTGGCGGCGGTAGCGGCGGCGGTGGAAATTCATCCGTTGGCCCCGGTGGACCCGGCAGTGGGTTGGGGACGCCCGGTCAGTCAGGTCTCAGCGGCATGTTTGGCGGCGGGTTTGGGACTATGGCAGGCGGCATGCTTGGTTCCGCTTTGGGAACCGCAGTTGCTGGGCCTGTTGGCGGGCTTGTTGGAGGTCTTGCGGGCCGTGCGATGGCAAGCTCCCTTGCCGCCCCTTCAATCAGCCCCGAACTTGCGGCGGCAATGGCGGCGGCAAAGGCAGATATGGCGGCAAAAGCAGATGCCGCATCAGGCAAGGCAACTGCGGCGCAGACAGCGGCACAAACGGCGGCGCAAAACGCCAATACCAATGCCGCAATGGCGGCGGCAGTCTCGAATGATTTAGGGACGCCAGCGGCGCAGACTGCGGCAGATCAAGAAAACGCCAATTCGGCGGCTGGTCGTGCAGTCGGTGCGCCTGAAATGGCGGCGGCTATGTCCGCTGACCAAGCCGCCGCTACTTCCGCTCAAAATGCCGCAGATCAAGCTAGTGCAAACAGTGCGGCTGATTCAGCCAATGGCGTTGGGGGTGGCGGTGGTTTGGGTGGTGGGCCAGATGCTTCTGCTGGTGGTCCTGACGCAAGCGCAGGTGGACCAGATGCAAATTCAGGAAGCCAAGCCGAATCCCAAGGGTCTGGTAATGACAGCGGACAAGGAGACAACAGCGGATACGCCCGTGGCGGGTCTCCCCATGCCAACAATTCTGCCAACAATGCAATTCGGTTGGCACATCTGATCCATAACGAAATGCGTTCAGACCCATTGTTTGACCGCAAGATTCAGAGTATTCTTTCCAGACTGTAACTGCCGTGGCGCAGAATTAGGAGCAAGTCTATGCATGAGTATCTAAAGGCGGCTCGTTCTGGGTCCGCAAAAAAGGCCAAGGACATGACCACTGCATCGTCGCAGAAGGTTGATTCGTCATCTTGGTCACCCGCAGAGCCGCTGAATACCACCGCCAAGACTGGCATGCGCCCAATCAGCAAACGCGCCTTCAAATCTGGCGGCAAGGTTGTTGGCAAAGCCGCAAAGGTCCGCAATGACCGCATGAAGCGCAAATCTGGCGGTCGTGTTGAGAAGCCAACCGAGATTGACAGCTTCATCAACCGCGATGACAAACGCGCCAATGAACACCGTGAAGGCGTGAAGCATGTTGGTGCATTGAAACGTGGCGGTCGTGCAAAGCATGCGACATACGGCAAGGTCGAAGACGTTCCTGTCACCAGCCCAAAACACCCCATGAACAAGGACATCAGCACCAGAGGCATCACTGGTCCGGGCGGCAAGTATGTGACTGATGACGAAATTCGTAAGGGCGTAGGGTATGAAACACCTATGCCTCCACCCCGTCCAGTTCCAATGCCTCCAGAGCGTCCTGCTGGCCTGAAGAAGGGCGGCAAAGCTATGGCGAAGTGCGGGGGCGGTCGTGCCAAGCGCGTTGATGGCGGCATGATTGGTTCGACTGGCATTCCTATGGGCCAAGGTGATTCGCCAATGATGAAGCGCGGCGGGCGCACCAAGAAGGAAGCTGGCGGCACAATCCTCGCAGGCCCAGCCGCTCCAAACTTGATGAAAAAGCGGATGATGACCACGCCAACTTCGGTTGTCTCCCCTGATGCAATGCCTCGCAAGAATGGCGGCTTCGACAAGTTTGAAGGCTCCAAGAAAGATATGGCTGAAGACAAGAAGCTGGCGAAGAAGCACGGCATGTCGATGAAGTCTTGGGAAAAGTCCAAGATGGATGAGAAGCACGACAAACAGCAGTCCATGAAGGGTTTGAAGTCGGGCGGTCGCGCTGAACGCAAAGATGGCGGTGGCGTGTTCACTGGCCAAGGTTATCCGTTTAAAGTTCCGGGGGCTGTCGGCGGGCGCACGGCCCGTGCTTCGGGCGGTCGGGCTAAGGGCAAGACCAACATCAACATCGTGATTGCTCCAAACGGCGGTCAGCAACCTGATCTTGGCGGTCTGCCTATGCCTCCAATGCCAATGGGTGGTCCTAAGCCTCCAATGGGTCCGCCACCCCCAATGCCAATGGCTCCCGGCGGGCAGGGCATGGACCCAGCCGTGCTGGCGGCTTTGGCGGCTAAAGGCGGCATGGGCGGTCCTCCTCCAATGCCAGCAGGTGGCCCCGCGCCAATGGGCATGCCTCCAATGCCTCGCAAGGCGGGTGGTCGTGTCTATCGGTCTTATAAAGACATGGACGCTGGTGCTGGCTCTGGTCTGGGTCGCCTTGAGAAGACCGAGATCGAAGAGAAGAAGATGGCCCGCAAGGATGGGGGCCGTGCCTATAAATACCCAATTACCACGGGATCAGGCGGCGGCAATGCCCGTTTGGAAAAACCCCCTGCATACGGCTTGAAGCAGGCCAAGTGGTAACGGGCTGATACTCAAATAGAACAAGGGCCGCTCGGATTATACCAAGCGGCCCTTTTTGCATTCCAGTGGTGTTAAGCGTATTTGGCGATGAAATTTGTAATCTGGTTGCGTTCTTGGATGGCAACCCTCTGTTCCGCTTCGCCGTATTCGCCATTAATCATTTGATATGGCGTTGTTCCGGGTTCAAAATACAATTTCCAGCGATACCGAGCCTCATCAAGAAATTCTTTGTCGGTATAATCGTTGATGTCTTTGTTATCATCGACACATAATTGGTTCTGGAACACATAGAACAGTTCATCACACTTGATAACATCACGAACAATATCACGCATCGTCATTCTCCGTTTGATTGGGCCTCGGCCCCGTTGCTTACAAAAATCATATTAAGGCATAGCTTATCGTTTGTCAAGTGGGTTTTGTAAATTATTTTACAGCATCAATTTTTCTGTGAGGGTTGGTTTCCCAATATAGGAACCAAATCCGCATGGGCGTATTGTAGCCCCATGAAACAGACATACACCAATCGACTTGAATATGAAGCAAACCGCTTGATTGACGAGGCTGTCTTCGAGGTCAGCACAGTGCTGTCTTCAGGGCTGATCGATGACATCAAGGATTACAAATTTCGCGTGGGCATCATCAAAGGGCTTGAACAGGCTAGAGAACTGATTGCCGAAGCGGATCGGATCATCACAACAGGAGAAAGAGGATAAAATGCCTTTTATGAGGATGCATCACGCTGAAGACCCCAAGGAAACAATTCTTAAAGAATTGGGCGACACCAGCGGTATTCAGTTATTCAACAATCAGGTCATGGTTGCCACCTATGTGCGCCCGGATGTGACCAGCGGCGGCATCATGTTGCCCGGAGCAACCCGCGATGAGGACAAATATCAAGGCAAGGTCGGCTTGGTCATCAAAAAAGGCAGTCAGGCGTTTGTTGACACCAAAAGCGTTTGGTTCGACGGCGTTGAGGTGAATGTGGGCGATTGGATTTATTTCCGTCCCGCAGAGGGCTGGTCTTTGGTTGTCCACGGCGTCCCGTGCCGGATTTTGGACGATGTCGATGTGCGGGGCGTTCTTCCTGCCCCAGATGTAATTTGGTGAGGTGATTTATGAGCGATAACGAAGACATTCAAGTCGAATTGGAACTTCCGTTTGACGATGCGCCAGCGGTTGAGAAAAAACCCGCAAAAGAAGAAAAACAGGCTGTTGTTGACGGTCAGTCGCCAGAAGACGGCATTGCTGAACTGAAAGAGCGTCTGGAATCGGAAAAACGGGCTAGATATGAGGCAGAACAACGCGCTCATCAGGCTCAGGAGCAAGTCCAACGTGCCTCCTTGGAGGTGCAAAACAGCGACCTGCAACTGATCAATGGCGCAATCGACAAGTTGAGCCGCGAATCAGACTACATGAAAGCTGGCTATCGTGATGCCATGCAGGCTGGTGATTACGACCGTGCGGCTGAAATTCAGCAGTATATGAGCGCAACAGCGGCTAAATTGCTTCAATTGGAGAACGGCAAGGTTTCCCTTGAGGGTCGCCTTTCACAACCTGTGAAGCCAATTGAACCGCCAAGAATGGACCCAATTGAGCAGGTTGCGGCGCAGTTGTCGCCTCGGTCTGCGGCATGGGTCCGGGCGCATCCACAGTGTGTCACCGACCAACGTCTGTATCAAAAGATGGTTGGAGCGCACAACATCGCTGTTGCTGATGGTTATGCCCCTGACAGCGACGATTATTTCAACTTCATCGAAAACCAGATGGGCTTTAACCGTCAGGCTCAGGTGGATCAGGGCGAGGAAGTCATCTTGTCATCAGCATCAAAGGCCACTCAGAACCGTTCTGCGCCACCTGCCGCGCCATCCACACGGACGGCTTCCAGCACTGGCGGGCGCACCACAACCGTGCGTTTGACGGCTGATATGAAGGAAATGGCATCAATGATGGGCATGACACCCGAAGAATATGCCAAAAACATGCTTGATCTGAAAAAAGAAGGAAAACTCTGATGAGTGAAGAAATTGCAAAGTTGACCAAAACCAAGCCCAAAATGGACGAGGTTTCGGGATCAGAAGTTCGTCGGTCTGAAATGCGCCCAGCTATGCGCGACGAAGACCCCCGCGAACGGGCGAAGAAGCGCGCAGATGCCATCCGTGGCAACCGCTCTGGTGTCGATCTGGACGATGTGGATCGGTTCGCTATTGATCAGGCGATGGTTCCAGATGGCTGGACTTATGAGTGGAAGCGTCACACGATCTATGGTCAGGAAGACCCATCTTATCAGGTTCGCCTTGCCGCTGGCGGTTGGGAACCAGTTCCTGCTAACCGTGATGCTCGTCATCTTGCACTGATGCCGACAGGTTGGAAAAGCGGCCTGATTGAGCGCGATGGCATGATTCTTATGGAGCGGCCTTTGGAGTTGACAGAAGAAGCGCGTGATGTAGAATCACGGAGGGCTAGGAATCAAGTCCGCGCTAAAGAGGCGCAACTTAGTTCCACACCAGACGGCACGATGACGCGAGAGCATGATCGGGTTCGTCCTTCGATTAAAAAGGGCTATGAGCCAATCCCAGTCCCACGCGACTGAGGCCATAGTTCCTGAACCTGCCCTTGGGGAGGCGGGTTAAACAAATGTTTGGGGTTGGCAGTGCCGGGCGCATAGCAACCTCTCTCCTTAAAGGAAATCGTAAAATGGCGAATACAAACGCGCCCTTCGGATTCCGTCAGGCAAGCGGCACTGGGACCACTCCGTCCTATGAGCAGGTCTCGGCCCTGATTAAATCCGATTACACGACCCCGATCTTCTTCGGCGATCCCGTGTATCCTCTCAACACTGGCTATATTGCTGGCTCGTCGGTTACCCCCGGCGCAGTCCAGATCGCTGGTATCTTCGTCGGCTGTAAGTATCTCTCTGTGTCGCAGAAGCGCACGGTGTGGTCCAACTATTGGCCCGGTTCCGATAACAATGGTGATGTCACCGCTTATATCGTGACCGATCCAAATGCCAACTTCCTCGCACAGGTTGGCGTTTCGACCACCACGGGCCTGACACAGGCTGACATCGGCGCAAACGTGCAGTTCTCCTATGGCACGGGTAACCCCGCCAATGGGATTTCTGGCGGCTACGTTGTCTATAACAGCGCAACCACCACGGACACTCTTCCATTCCGTGTGAAGTCGCTGGTCACTGAGCCTCCCGGCTCGAATGGAACCGAAAGCGGCGCATACAACTATGTCATCGTCGGCTTCAACAACGTAAGCACCAAACAGCTTACGAGCGTTGGTTAAGAGGAGTTAAAGAGTCATGGCTGTCAATCTTAGTGCCATTAAAGACCTTCTGCTCCCCGGCCTCCGTGGGGTTGAAGGCAAATACGAGATGATCCCATCTCAGTATGACAAGCTGTTCACCAAGCATGAGTCGAAAATGGCTCTGGAACGCACCGCTGAAATGCGCTTCTTGGGCCTTGCCCAGTTGAAGACTGAAGGTGGTCAGACCCAGTTCGACAACAGCGCAGGTGAGCGTTACGTCTATAACCAAGAGCATACTGAAATTGCTCTCGGCTACGCGATTACCCGCAAGGCAATCGATGACAACCTCTACAAAACACAGTTCATGCCATCGAACTTGGGTTTGATTGAATCTTTCCAGCAGACCAAAGAAATCTATGGTGCGAACGTGTTGAACACGGCTACCACTTACAATGCCAACATTGGCGGTGACGGTGTCGCTCTCTGCGCTACCAACCACCCAATCGATGGAAGCACTGTAGCAAACCGTCCTACCACTGACGTTGACCTGAACGAAGCAACCCTGCTGAACAGCATGATTGCCGTGCGGACCAACTTCAAGGATCAGGCTGGTCTGAAAGTGTTTGCCCGCGCTCGCAAGCTGGTTGTGCCTCCGCAGTTGGAACCAACAGCAATCCGTCTTACTAAGACTGAATTGCGCCCCGGCTCCGCAGACAACGATGTCAATGCCATCATGATGACCGCAGGTGGTTTGCCTGAAGGTTACATGGTCAATGACTTCTTGACTTCGCAGTTTGCTTGGTTCTTGTTGACGAATATTGACGGTCTCTCCTATATGGAGCGTGTCAAATTTGAAACAGACATGCAAGTCGATTTTGTGACAGATAACCTGCTCGTCAAGGGTTATGAGCGTTACAGCTTCGGCTACTACAACTGGCGTTCGATCTACGGTTCGTTCCCAACTTCGTAATAGGTCTAGCCCCTGCCCATCGTGGGTGGGGGCATTCAACTGAAAGGGTCATATCATGGCTTCTACACATTTCAGTGGACCTGTCCTGACGGGCGATCTGCAACAGGGTGAAGTGAACGGTCCAAATCAGGGCTTTGTTCGCCTCTCCCAGACTACAGATTTAACCAAGAACGGCACGACCGCTGTATCGTCTACCCTTTACATCCCTGCTGGTTCGATCATCGAAAGCATTGTTGTCGATGTTTTGACTGCATTTGACTCTGCCACATCTGCAACCCTGACGGTTGGCACTGCCGCCGCCGGAACGCAGTATGCAAGCGGTGTTAACGTAAAGGCCGCTACGGGCCGCATTGCAATCACTTACACTGCCGCTCAGTTGGCGGCTATGTCGGGACAGTCTGTTCTCGGCGTTGCCGCTCCAACAACCGCCCCCGTTGTTGTGACCATCACTCCTGTCGGTGCTACCACCGCCGGGTATGTGCATGTCACTCTTAACTACATTCAGCAGTAATAGGAGAGTCCCATGAAGGGTCGTTCAAAACGGACCAGCGGTGGCATGGTTGAAAAGGGCGTCAAGGCAAATGACGCTTCGCCAACCGAAGTTTACGCTGGCGCAGGTTCTAATGTCGTCAAAGAAGCCAAAGAGCGCAAGCACGGCGGCAAGGTTGATGGCGCGAAGGCAAAGATGCGTTCGGATCGTTCCGCTCGTAAGGCTGGCGGTCGTGTTGGTTCCAACATGAACCCTCTGTCTTCTGCCGCAAAAGGCACGGAACCCACTGCACACAAGTCAATGGTAAACTACTAAGCATTGCTTGTTGGTGGATTTGCGATAAGATAGGCGGGACTTAACGGTCCCGTCTTTCATATGGAGATACTGATGTCAGGTGCATGG